AGTCAAAGTAGTGAATCGAGTTCTTCGGAATCAAGTTCAAGTGAATCTAGTCAGTCGAGTCCAAGTTCGGAGTCGAGTGTATCTGGGCCAAGTTCGTCTTCTGAAAGCTCAAGTTCCGAATCGAGTCCAAGTTCGGAGTCAAGTTCTTCTGAATCAAGTCAATCATCGGAGAGTTCAAGTTCTGAATCAAGTCAATCTAGTCCTTCGTCTGAGTCAAGTCAGTCGTCTGAAAGCTCAAGTTCCGAATCGAGTCAATCGAGTCCTTCGTCTGAATCGTCGAGTTCCGAATCAAGTCAGTCTTCGTCAAGTTCAGAGTCTTCTTCGTCTGAGTCGTCTCAATCTTCGCCAAGTTCCGAGTCGTCAAGTTCCGAATCGAGTCCTTCGTCTGAATCGTCGAGTTCCGAATCAAGTCAGTCTTCGTCAAGTTCAGAGTCTTCTTCGTCTGAGTCGTCTCAATCTTCGCCAAGTTCCGAGTCGTCAAGTTCCGAATCGAGCCAGTCTTCTGAATCAAGTCAATCATCGGAGAGTTCAAGTTCTGAATCAAGTCAATCTAGTCCTTCGTCTGAGTCAAGCTCAAGTGAATCATCTCAATCGAGCCCAAGTTCCGAATCTTCTTCGTCCGAATCGAGCCAGTCTAGTCCATCATCTGAATCCAGTTCTTCTGAATCAAGTGAGAGTTCTGAATCAAGTGCGGCTGAAGTTCCTCTATTCTACTATTACTATCGTAGACGAAGACTATAAATATAAGTGTAAACTAATGTAACACAGGAGATATGAATGAATTACCTTAGACAATCGACTTCAGCGACCATTAATGTTGGTCCATTTGTTGATGTTTTAGATGGGGATACACCAGAAACAGCTTTGGTGATTTCGGCATCTGAAGTTAGACTTTCTAAAAATGGTACACCAAATGTTGCCAAGAACGAATCTACGTCTGCTGTTCACGACGAAAATGGGTATTATATTGTTACCATAGATACGACTGATTCGAATACTATTGGTGGTCTAAGAGTCTCAGTTGACAAGACAGAGGCACTTCCAGTATGGGAAGACTTCACAGTTCTTCCTCAAGCAGTATATGACGCAATGATTGCTGGAACAAGTAATCTTGAAACCGTTATGGTGAGTGCAACGAGCGCGGCTACTGGTGATATTTTTGGAACATCTATTGATGGTAAGACCTTTGAAGAGATTTTGGAAATCTTGCTTTCAATGGCACAAGGAAAAATTACAAGAACGGGTGCAGTATTCACATTCTACAAACAGGATAATACAACTGCATTGTTTACTCTTGAAAGTGAACGTAGTCAGAGGACACGACAATAATGGCTTATTTTACGGAAGTTGATACTTTTGGATGGTTCGGTTCAGAAGAGTTTGCGGATGTTTACGCCGTAGATGTATTCGGTTGGTTCAATGTAAATATAGACATCAACCCGTCCGCTGATCCATATAACGGGACATATATCAATTATGATAATATGCCCAATATGTACATTACAAAGTGTGCGGCAAGCAACTACGCCGGCTCCGTAGGTAACTATAATAACGAAAGAGAATTGTTCGACCTTGTAGTAACTGAAGCATACAACAAACACGGTGTCTGTATGGACTTCTATGTTACGTCATACGATAAGACATATGATAAGATTTGGGGTGAAGATAACGATAGAAAGTTTGTAAGAAGATTTGAGATGATGGGATGGTACACAATGCCAAGAGAGGAAAGACTTTGGTCTAAGTTTGGTATTGAAGGTCTGGATCAATTTAGTATCTATGCTTCCAAGAGACATTTCTGGACAGCCTCTCAGTATGATGATGTTGCTGGAGACCCTAATGCATTTCCTCCATACATTCCAAAGATTGGTGATTACTTGTACTCCAAGTATAATAAATACATCTATGAAATCGTGGAAGTCAAAGATGAAATTATGATGAACCTATTATCCAAGCAACACGTTTGGGAGTTTATTGTGAAGCCTTTCAAGGACGAGAAGATAGAAACAACATCACTAACGTCAGCGGCTCCTATTGTGGACTTTACTAATAAGGATAGCGATATATTCGATACAACGGATACGATTAATGACAAGAAAGATGATGTCAATTATAACCCACCGGGAACCGAATGTAATCCAAACGACCCATTTGGTAATTGGTAAAGGAGGCTTTAATGGCTGACAATTGGAAAGAATTTAGAGAAGATATAGAAACTGAAGAGACCGACAGACTCAAGAAGATGCTCAGAGAGGATGAAAAATCTCGCATTGCTATCAAGAAACATATCTTGAAGGATGCTGAGCTTAGCACGACCGCTTTGGTTTCATTGGTTATTTCTTACAACAATAAGACCCCGATCACAGAACAAGATATTGTTGAAGAACTAAATATTCTTGGTTATATGAACGGCGGTAAGATTACAGAAAGCGCAGTTAAATACATAAATTCTGATAAGGTTATCGCAAAACTTAAAGAATTAGTTGAATAATGAGCGACAAAAATTTTCTAAATGAAGATGAGAAACAATCCATTTTAAAGTTTTTGCAAGGTGATAAATCTGAGATTTCAGAAGATGATAAGACTCAGATTAAAAATTACCTTGCTAAAGCTCAAGACACCACTTCGCCCGACCCCACTGTAGACGATACCCAGTTGAAAGAAATCGAATCAAAGATTTCTTCAATCATAGAATCTATCAACGAACTCAAAAAAGTAAAACCAATCGTAGAGAAGGTCGAAGGACCATCAGGACCTCCTGGTCCAGTCGGTCCGGAAGGTAAGCAAGGTCTTCAAGGTCCTGTCGGTCCAATCGGGCCAGAAGGTCCTGTTGGTCCAGCTGGTCCAAAGGGTGACAGAGGTCCAAGAGGAATAGCTGGAAAGTCTATTAAGAAGGAAGCAGTTGTCAAGGAACTCCGCGATGACTTTGAGTTCATTCAGCAGATAAGGTCTGGTTCTGGTCCAGGATTTTCTATGGGTGGTGGAGGTGGTGGAGAGAATAATGTTGGAGAAAATATCGGTGGTGGTGTCGGAGTCTACAAAGAAAAATATAGTAACAAACTTAGATTTAGAACACTCTCTGCTGACAATATTACCATTGAAGAGTCTGGAGATGTTATTAACTTCTCTAGTTCTAAATCTGTTTGTATTGCTCCTATTGAGTCTATCTCTGCTGTTGAGATTAGTGTAGGTACAGTCGCCTTTGCAGTCCCATCTGAAATCAATGGATATGAATTGACTAATGCTGTGGCAACTGTGTATGATGCTGGAACTGGTACAGGTTCAACTGATGTTCAAATCAGAAGACGAAGAAGTGGTGTAGAATCTGATATGTTGTCAACCCCAATAACAATATCTGTTGGAGAATACTTCGCAGAGGATGGTGTAATAGACCCTTCCAACAAAGATGTAAATACTGGCGACCAGATTTTCATTGATGTTGATAGTGTTACTTCAACCAAACCTAATGGGTTGTCAGTAACATTAACATTTAAAAAATGATTGAGAGGTCGCAATGGCTGTAGGTAATACTGGAAAATGGAGAGGTGACGGAACTTGGGCCTTACCAACATCTGAGGATGCTTGGGAAGGTGTTGGATATGCTACGCCTATTGGTACTCCTGATGCCATATACACCCAATCTGCAAATGATATTGATATAACAATCAATGATACTGGATACTTCCTCGCTACATATCGTGTGAGAACTGTTGACCTTGGTAACAATAGAAATATTGGTGCTGTCAGAGCTATGTTGGATGGTTCTGAAATTGTTGGAGGAAGAAATGCTCGTTATGTAAGAAATACAGCAAATTACACAATTGTCGCACATGCCTCTTGTATTTTTAAAGTAACATCATCTGGTCAAGTTTTCCGCGTTGAATATATGAACCGTGGAGAAGACGCAACTCCCGCTAATACTGCTACTGCTGATTCTGAAATTGTACTTGTTAAACTTGACGAAGCGACTCCAACAAATGCATTTGGAATCTATAATGAATCTAATGATACTGGCACATATACTACATCAGCTTGGAATTCTGTTGAATATGATACTATAGTCCAAGAAACTGATACTGCTGTTATTGAAAAAACTGCTGATGATACTTTTCGATTAAAAAAGATTGCCAGATATTTGGTAATGTATAATGAGACATTTGAAGGGACAAATAGAACTCAAAGAATATCAAGGGCAACTATTGGCGGAGTGGAGATTCCGCAATCAAATTCATACTTATATTTAAGAGATACTGATACTGATTATGAAACAGCATCATCTATGTTTATCGTTGAGACATCGGCAATTAATCAAGACCTTCAGGTTGAGGTTCAGTTAGGTAATTCTAATGGAACGGTTGGTACAAGAGTACCTTCATGGAATGGTCTTTTCATTATGGAGTTGCCAAGCACAGCAGAGGTTGTAATTGGTAATGATGCTACTGGCGGCCAAGAACTTGGTGGAGCGGGAGCAGTAACTCTTCTAAATTATGCGAGAACGACACCTACTATAGACGCTGGTTCTTTTACAAGAATTGATAATACAACAATACAAGTAAACAAATCTGGTAATTATTTGTTTATGGCGAATGGTCGTCTTGACAGAGCGGTAGCTACTACAACTAGAAATAATTTGGTGCTTAGATGGCAACTTAATGACGTTGACCAACAAGATATCGGTGTTACTTACATGCGAGGTACTGGACCACCAAATACATATAATGGTAATACTAACGGAGAATTTGTTGCCAATCTTTCGGCTAATGACCAAGTAGAATTTGAAGTATACGATTCTGGCGATAATGGTTTGGGTCAGACAGTTGGTGGTAGTGTTGGTTTGGCTGCTCTTAACCTTGGAACTTTAGAGGCAGAAGA